CTAAAGGGAAAGAGGATACTGGTCCCCGCTCGCGGTCTTCTGCAGCACGCGCACTTCGGCGGTGATCTGCTCGTAGAACTCGTCGGTCAAGCCAGCAGCGAAGTGGATGCAGCCAGGACCCGGCGTCGCCACCTGCAGGCGACCATGTATCAGGTCTTTCGCCGTGTCGGTGCCGACCATCCAGAGCTTGACGCCGCGCTGGATGACCTTGCCGCGATGGTTCACGTCCTGCAGGCTGCTACGGCCCTTGACGGGCTGGCCCTGCTTAGTGTCGCCCTTGACCGCGAAAATCTTGCGGCGTGCGCGCATTCGGCAGAAGTTGTACGCCTGGTGCGTGAAGTGGCCGCCACACGTGGCCGACCGTCGAAGGATCGCGGTTGATCCACTTGAACCCGTGGGGCTTACCCTTGCCGCCCCATTCGATGGGATGGCGTTCTCCGCATGACGGGCACGGTACCTGGTAGCGGAATCGCAGATCACAGGTTTCCTCGCGCGCCTCGGTGCGACTGAAGCCCTTGAGCTTCGGTGTCGAACCCATGATGTGCTTCGGAAAGACGGCGCCCTCGGTGCGCTTGCCAGCCAGCTTGTCCGGGCTACCTTCCTTTTCGATGTCCTGGTCGAAGCCATCCAGTTCGTCCAGGATCGCCACGTCGACTGAGATCCGGCGATAGCTGCGCGCGGCCTTACCGCCCTTGATGTACAGCCGGGAGCCGAGGAAGACCTTGCTGCTGAGCGTGTCGCGCTTGTCCTTGCCGGCGCCGCGCGGGAAGACCTCAGCCATCACCTTCACATCGCGCAGCATGGTGTCGAGCTCGACCTTTACGAACTCGTCGGCGTCGTCGTCGGTCGGCTGCCAGACGGCCTGGTTGCGGCGCTTGTGGTGCGCGAAGTACGCGATCGCGGCCACCAGCATCTTGGTGTAGCCGACCCGGGCAGACTTCTTCACGACGACGACTTCGATATCGTCGTTGCTGAAGGCGTCCATGATTGCCGGCTGGAAGGGATAGGCGACCCATGCTCCCTCGACGTACGATGATTCCGCGCTCAGGTAGAAGTGCTTGGCGGCCCACTCGGACAGCCGCAGCGGCTCTGGTGCCTCAAGGCTCTTCAGCCCCCGGCGGATCGCCTTCTGAATCTCCGACATCTCCATCGTCTTCCTCCAGCTGCGCCGCGGCGGCAATGTTGCGCGCGCGGTTAATCTCGCCGGTGATGATGGCGATGTCCTCTGCGGTTAAATTTTTGGACCGGCGTTTGATGTTGACCGGAATGGATTCGAGCACCGCTACGACCTGGCGACCCATCGTGGCCAGGGCCATCTCAAGCATCGAGATCGGGGCCAGCTCGCGGCGGGTCACCGCGTTCTGCATGGCGATCCTGTCCCGCTGCTCACGGGCGAGTGCCGCGCGTTCGGCGGCAAGGTCGAGTTCGCCGGCAGCGGCACGCCCGGCGGCCTGCTCGCGCAAATGTGCGCAGTAGCATTCCAGCCAGACGCCGCCGACCTGACCTGGTCGGAGCACCTCGCGGCGAAGCAGATCGCTGACGGCCTGCTGGCTGATCCCGACGAGCCGACCAAACGCAGCTTGTGTCATGGGGGCCTGCAGGTCCACCATACAACCCCCTTAGAAAAGTTTTGGAAGTAGCGGAAGATCGGGGCGCGCAGTGCCCGTGTCGACCGACCCTCGGGGAAGGACCCGTCGGGCCCGGCCTACCGCGCCGACCGCATCGCCTCGGCGAGAGCCCGCCGCCATTCCGCCTCCGCGCCGGCTGCCACGACCGCCTTCGCGCGTGACCGGTACCCGAGATGCTGTCGAACCGGCATCGGATTACCGAAGCGCAGCAACAGCTTGAGCCGGCCTGTAGTGTTGGTCCGTGAGTTGACCAGGCCATGTTTGCGCGACATGCCGCGCAGCTTCTGGACGTCGCGGATGTACGGCCGCTGCCATACACCGTCGATCACCTCGCCGCTCTTTGTCTTCACCTTGCCGACGAAGACGTCAGGCCGGGCCTTCAGCTGATTCAGCTTGTTGCGACTGAGGTTGCCGTACTTGTTCAACGCAACGCCATTCTTCGGATTCAACCAGGTGCGGCCGCTACCGATCATCTTGTGATTGCCACCGAACTCGAAAGGCTCGAGGTAGGACGCGGCGATGTCGCGCACGTAGACGATCGCGGTCAGGTCCTTCTTGCGCGCGGCCCGCACGCCAACCGCATTCACGGTGAACGGTGTCGGGCGATCGAACACGCGGCGCAGCCCCTTCTGCTCCGCCACCTGGACGAGCTTACCGAGGCTGGTCAGCGTCTTCGCCATGGCGAACGGCAGCTGCTTTCGTTCGAGGGCACTCAGCGACCGCTGAACGTCGCGCAAGTTGCTGCGAATAGAAAGGCCGAACGTCATGACGGAACGTACAACTGGTCGTAGCCAGGATCGGGCAGGATCAGCTCTCGCCCGAGGCTCGTCTGTGCGGTGCAGATGAGCCTATAGGTCATCGCCGGTACTGTCGGCGCAATCATCTGGTTGGCCATCGGCCCGGAGACGGTCGAGATGCCCTGAATGATCGCGGCGGGATTCGGGTCTATCCCACGCACTACGGTCGCAGACCACACAGCCTGCAGGATCGTCTCGCCAGGCGCGAGAAGCGGCGTGTAGTTGGCTGTGACTACGTCACGCTCTCCGACCCTCATCGGACTCAAGTTCATAGTTCCAACTTCCCTTACTCGCTTTTGCGCGACATATACACGCAGGCGCGGCTTGGCCAGGTACGTACGTCTCGGATTCGGCATCAATGCCGTAGCCTGGACAGCGCTCAGATCGGTGCTAGAAGAGCACGCTGACACCGACGACGGTACCAAAGTGATCACGGTGGTCAGATCAGCGCCTGCGGCGCTCGCAGTCGCCGCCCCGGCCACCAACTGTCCAAGTGCAGACTTCAGCACTGCGCTTGTGAAGCTTGGCGTAATCGCCGACGCTGCCAGCGTGATCGCCGTGGTCAGCGCGGCCTGCGCCACCGCAGCCGACGCAGCATTTGCCGCCATCGAGCCGACAGCGGTGAGATTCGAACTCGCGACAGAAAACGTCGCCGCCGAAGCTGACAAACTCACCGCCGTCGTCAAGGCCGCCTGCCGGTGCCCGCTAACGCCGGCCACGTGCGCGCAAACCGCGAGAAGGCTCTGTTTTCGCACATCTGGAACTACGCACGAGAAAAAGGCTTGACCAAGCTCGCGAATCCCTGCGCCGGTGTCAAAGGGCACAAGGAGGCCGGGCGAGACGTCTATGTGGAAGACCAGGTCTACCTTGCTGTGCACGTGGCCGCCGAGGATTGGCTGCAGGACCTGATGGACCTGGCCTACCTGGTTGGCCAGCGACCGGCCGACTCGCTCAAGATTGGCAGGGCTGACGTTAAGGAAGGCGCCGTATGGGTCGAACAGAACAAGACCGGCACCAAGCTACGTGTGGCGATCGAGGGCCAGTTAGAGGTGGTGATCAACCGCATCCTGGTGCGCAACGCGGCAGAGAAGGTCACTAGCCTGCGCCTGATACCCAAGAGCTACAACCAGTTCCGCAATGCCTTTGACCGCGCGCGCACGAAAGCTGCCGAGCATCATCCTGGGCTGGCCGCTGAGATTAAGGAATTCCAGTTCCGTGATCTTCGTGCGAAGGCTGGGACGGACAAGGAAGAACAGCAAGGCATGGAAGCGGCACAGAGCCAACTTGGCCACGCGTCGGCCACGATGACAAGGCATTACGTCCGGCATCGGAAGGGCAAGCTGGTCAAGCCTACCAAATAGCGAGACACCAAAACAAAAGAGCCCATAAGGGCTCTTTTGTTTTGCTACGCAGGCGACTACCGCGTCAGTTCTTCCAATTGAACATCTTACCGAGAGCTTTTTTAAACTCGGCGCGATCGTCCTGATCCCAATCGTTGTGCATGCCGGCGCATGGCGCGGTCGCAGTCAGCTGCCCGCTTGCCGCCAGTGCCTTCGCAGCAGCTCGCGCGGCTTGTTCGTTCTGAGCGACATCCAAGATGCCGTCAGCCTTGTTAAAAGGAAGGTCGGGTGTGCCAGGTGGGAGAGCTTGGATCTTCATAGCATTTCCTCGTTCTAATATATTTTTGGTAACAGTGTCAATGTGTAATTCTTTTTGGACGGTGTAGGTCACAACGTTGGTCGCAACTGCTCCTTGGGCAAAGTCGACATATTTGACGTCACCGCCACTGCACACGTCTTTGCTCTTCGCAGTCTTGACGGCCTGCTTTGAGCACTTGTTCTGGATCCAGCATCCGAATGCCCATCGCGCGCCAGAACCGGCACACAAGACGTTTTCAGAGTTGATATCCTGTTGACGCTGGAAGACAACTTCACCCGTCGCGTCTTCGATCATGCATACGGACATACCTTTTTCGTTCGGCATGCTCGAATCGTCAGGCGGATTGGATCTGATCCAGTCTTTGTATTCTTGAATTTTCCGGCCGTTACCTGCGAACATCAGGGAGAACCCGTTGTGACGCAAAATCTTTTCGTAGCCGGTGTCGTCCAGATAAAACAACCAAGGCCCGTACTCAATCGACCAGCGCGAATCGCTAGCCATAACCTTGGCGTTGCCGTCAAAGATGTTCGTAGTCAT